GGGGCTGTTACCAATGTTGGTGGAAGGATTGTAACTATTCTTTCTGCTGGTAATGATGCAGCTAAATCATTTACTGTAGTAGGTACTGATGTTAATGGAGACTCTCAAACAGAATCCATTACAGGTGCAAATGCTGGTACAGCTACTGGAACTAAATATTTTAGAACAATAGCCTCAATAACAGCAGTTGGTGATCCAGCAGGTGATGTTAGCGCAGGTATAAATACAGCAGTTGCAGACGTTATTTTTGCAGGTAGATCCAGATTGCAAGGAGTAAATTTGGTTTGCTCTGGAACGGCAGGAAATGTAGATTTTGTAAACACCTCTCCAAACGGTACAAGTTCTTTTAAACTAGGATCTGTAGCATCTGCTACAGTAACTAGAGATATTACTATTCCGGATAATGGATTGCTTTTTAGTAACGGTATATATATTAATTATACAACTGCTACATTTTCATCATTGACTGCTTTTCATGCATAAAGATGGCAGAATACAAAGGCAAGACAGTAACGCTTAACAGACCTAGGGCTATCTCAAAAGGTAACCCTGGATATGGCAAGAAACGCAAAGAAGTTTTTGTTAAAGGTTGTAGTAGTGATGGCGGTAAAGTTAAAAGAATAGCTTTTGGTGATGCTAATTTAGGTATGCACAAAAACACTAAATCTAGAAAGAAATCATATTGTGCTAGAAGTGGCGGTATGGGTGGTACTACAGACAAATGTAGTGCTAATTATTGGGCTAGAAGAGATTGGGATTGTTAAATGACTAAATCAAAAAGTGGCGGAAAAATTTGTCCTTCTGGTAAAGCTTGGGCTAAAAGAACTTTTGATACATATCCTTCAGCTTATGCCAACATGGCCGCATCTAAGTATTGCAAAGATCCTAACTATGCTAAGAAAACTAAAAGAACAAAAAAAGCTAATGGTGGCCCAGTTATAAGAGGTCAAGGTATTGTTATGAAGGCGAGACAAAGATAATGGGACAACTTGCTGATTGGAAAGGTCAAAATTGGAAACGTATAGGGTCAGATGGATCTATCAAAGGTGATTGCGGTACAAGTAAGGACAAAAAAAATCCTGATCGTTGTTTGCCAGCATCTAAAGCAAACAGTCTGTCGCAATCAGAACGTAAAGCAACAGCAATTAAGAAAAAAGAAGCAGGTAGCAGAGGTCAAACTGTGGTCGCTAATACAAAAAAAGCAAAAGTTTCAATGAGTCTAGGAGGGCCTATGAATAAAAATAAAGCAGATCTTAATAAAGATGGTAAATTATCGTCCTACGAGAAAAAAAGAGGTGCCGCTATAGAAAGATCAATGGTTGCACAAAATAGAGTCAAAAAGAAAAATGGTGGTTTTATAGCTAGAGGCTGTGGTAAAGTTATGTCACCTAAAAGAAAAGTCACAACCATATCTTAAAGGAGAATATTATGGGCAGTAGAAAAAGTTATCATCAAGCAGCAAATTTAAAGCCAGCTAAGAAAAAAGCTCCAGCTAAAAAGAAAGTTGTTAAAAAAGAGGCAAAATAATGTTTAAAAGAACAAAAGGATACGCAATGGGTGGTTCTGTAAAAGGAACTAAGTACATGTCTAAGGGCGGAGCAGCAAAAGGAACTAAGTATATGTCCAAAGGCGGCGCAGCTAAAGGTACTAAATACATGGCCAAAGGTGGAGCTATGAAGGGTACTAAATACATGGCTAAAGGCGGCGCTATGAAAGGCACTAAATATATGGCTAAAGGCGGAAAAGTATAATAATTTTTTTACAAAAACAAAGGAGAGAGTGTTTTGTCATATTTAATTTCAAATATCCCGCAGTTCAAATGCTGGGTCAGAAAAGAGTTTACAGCTAACCATAGCAAATATCATGGAGAGTATTTACATGCTCTTGTTATAGCTGTCAATACATTGCCAGACAGGTCTTTATCATTCCAAGTAGTATTTACTGGATGTGAAATAGACGATGAAGAAGATGCGCAAAACGTTCATGGCGGCGCTATGTGGGCTAGAATGCCTATTCAAGCTTTAGTAGCAGACATACCTCTAGAAGAATGGCCAGAGCCTATGGAAGACCATTTAGCTCAACCTTGGGACTGTTTAAGTCACGAACATTCTGTTGTAGTTTTAGATAGGGTTAGCTCATCTCCTTGGATGTGTAAAATAGGTGGAGAATTTCATACAGGCAAATACTTGTTTACTGTAGATTACACCGATAACTCAATAGCAGATGATCCTGCTCAACATAAGCAATCACATGTGTTATATTTAACAGACGCTGGCGAATATACTGGTAACTTTGTAGCCTTACCCAATAATAGAGTAAGGGCAACAAATCCTGCTTTATGGCGTGTAGGTGAAGGAGCGCCAGACTTTATGCCTTCGCAATGGACACATTCAGCAGAACAACATGAGAGCTATATGGATCCTAATGTAACATTTAACAATCTATACGCTCAAGAGGAAGATTAATATGGCAGAACTTACAAAAACGCAAACAGTTAAGATGATTAAAGAGTTAAAAAATGCATCTAGGCTACATGCTAACCAAGCAAAAAGATTAGAAAAAACTATAAAAAGAGTTAAGAAAAAATAATGTCATTATCAGGCAGTACAAATTTTGAACCTAATGTAACTGAGTTTATAGAAGAAGCTTATGAAAGATGTGGGCTTGAATTAAGAACAGGATACGATTTAAAAAGTGCGATTAGAAGCGTAAACATTATGCTTGCTGAATGGGCTAACAGAGGTCTTAATCAATGGACAATAGAACAAGCTACGCAAACAGTTACTGAAAGCACAACTGATTATCCTTTAAATAAAAATGTAATTGATGTTTTAGATGTAGTGGTACGTAGAACAATTAATGGAGTGCAAACTGACACAAGCATCAATAGAATTAGTAGATCTGCATATACAAACATACCAAATAAAACAACTAAAGCCAGGCCATCACAATTCTTTCTTGACAAGCTAACTACACCAGTTTTAAAAATATGGCCTGCACCAGAAAACAGTACAGATGTTCTAGTTTTTAATAAAATAGTACGAATGGATGACGCAGACAAAGCTAACAATACTATGGATATGCCATTTAGATTTTATCCTTGTTTTGTTGCAGGATTGGCTTATTACATATCTTTAAAAAAGAATCCACAACTTACTCCTCAATTAAAAGCTATATACGAAGAAGAATTTCTTAGAGCAGCAGACCAAGATGAAGATAGAGCATCATTTAGAGTAAGACCTGATATTAGGATGAGATAAGATGGCCTATGCCTCTGGAAAATTTGCAAAAGCTTTATGCGATAGATGTGCCTTTGAATATAAGTTTACTGAATTAAAAGAAGAATGGAATGGTGCTAAAGTATGTTCTGATTGTTTTGAACCTAAACATCCACAGCTAAAACCTTTAACAGCAAAAGCAGATCCTGAGGCTTTATATAAACCAAGACCAAACAACGATAAAGAAGAAGGAGAGGGTTTTGTTGTTGTTGTAAGTTCCTCTATTTTTAAATCAAACTTTATGAATCCTTCAACATTACCAACAAATTTTACGACTCCTAAGATGACAGGATCATTAGGGACAGTTACAATTACTACATTATGACATTAGCTGAATTAAAAACATTAATTAAAAACTATGTAGAGAATGAAGAAACTACATTTGTTGCTACTGTTGATGATTTTATTAAAAATGCAGAAGAAAGGATTTTTGAACTAATACAGTTTGATTACTTTCGTAAAAACGTTACTGGTAACTTAACGATAGGTAACACTTACTTAACAGCTCCTTCTGATTTTCAGATGAGCTTTTCAGTTGCAGTTATAGATGGAGATGGTGATTATCACTATTTAGATAAAAAACATACATCTTTCATGCGTGAATTTTCAGTTGATCCTACAGCAATTAGTGAACGAGCTAGGCCATTGTATTACGCAGATTTTGATAAAGAACTATCTACAGCAGGAAATAATGGATCTACATTGATTGTAAGTCCTGTGCCAGATGCTGATTATTCTGTTGAATTGCACTACTTATTCAAACCAAATTCAATAGTAACAGATACCACTGGGACTTGGATTTCACAAAATGCTAGAAATGCATTACTATATGGAACATTAGTAGAAGCTAATATATTTTTAAAGGGTGAGCCCGATATACAACAACAATACGAGCAAAGATTTCTACTTGAAATCACAAGATTAAAAAATCTTGCAGAAGCTCGCGGAAGGAGAGATGAATACCGTCATGATTCTTTGAGGACAACGGTATCTTAAAAAATACATGGAAAAAATTGCAGGTCTTAAAGGTAAATCAATAGCCATAGTTGGGCTAGGTAAAAGTTGGTTTGATTATAATTTAGCTAAATCTCATGGAGTTCATTTTGATGAAGTCTGGGCAATAAATGCTGTAGCAGATGTAATCTTCCATGATAGAGTATTTATGATGGATCCCCCATCTAGATTCTTAGAAGGTGATGATGCTGGTGGCCAAACTAGTAGTATGGCTAAAGTATTACAAGAGCATAAAGGGCCTATATACACATGTCAGTTAGATGATAGATGCCCTGGTTTAGTTGAGTACCCTATAAAAGAAATAATTGTTGATACTAATTGTTATTATTTAAATAATACGGTTGCTTATGCAGTTGCTTTTGCATTATGGAACGAGGTAGCTAATATAAAATTATTTGGTGTAGATTTCAGTTATAAAGGTAATTTGCATTTTGCAGAATCCGGAAGGGCTTGTGTTGAGTTTTGGTTGTCTAAATGTGTTTCTAACAATATACAAGTAGAAGTAGCTGCTAGTAGTGGATTGTTAGATACAGATGTTCCAGCAGAACAAAAACTATACGGATATCATAGACTTGCAGATCCTTTAGTAGTTTTGCAAAATGAAAATACTTTACAAGTTTCTAGAATTAGTGAATTAGAAATAAAAAAATATGAACATAAGCCAACTCTTATAGGCCGTAATGACGAACATTTACAAAAATCTGTAGAGCCTAAAAAATGGTAGATAAGATTACGCCAGAGGGAATGCCAAAATTAGGACTGGTAGAAATAGCGACAACTAACTTCGGAGGACACCCTCCAGAGTTCTGGGCTGAAAGATTAACAGAGAAAATTGTAGGATATTCAGACAATACTTCACCACATATAAAAGAACAAGCTAGAGCTTATCAAAATTTGATTTACCAAGTTTGTTTGATTTATATAAAAAATGCTTTAAAATCTTATAAAGCTTCCCTGATACAGGATTTTGTTAAATCTGGTGATCAAGAGTTAGCAGATATAATAAAAAGGATTTAATATGGCGATTACATCAACATTAACAACAAGTTTTAAAAAAGAACTATTAGAAGCAACACATAATTTTGCAACTGGTGGTAATGCCTTTAAACTTGCACTATATACAAGCTCTGCAACCTTAGGCGCAACTACCACAGCTTTTACCACTACAGGGCAAGCATCTGGAACCAACTATTCATCTGGTGGTGCAGCTTTAACTAAAGTAGCACCTACCAGCGCTGGTACTACTGGTTTTACAGATTTTGCAGTTCCTCC